CGATCACGGATAATCTTTGGGAAGACCATCTTAACGGGGTTGATCCTGCTCTTGGTATTATTCCAATTAATGAACATAATAATTGTAAGTGGGGTTGTATTGATATTGATCAGTATAATCTTAACCACAAAGATTTAATAACTAAAATAAGAAGTTTAAAACTTCCACTGATTGTATTTAGATCTAAATCTGGTGGGGCTCATATATTTTTATTTACAAAAGAATTTATTTCAGCTGCATTAATGCAGACTACATTAAAAAGAATTTCTGATTCTTTAGGGTATCAAGGTGTTGAGATATTTCCAAAGCAAACGGAAATACTTGTGGAACGTGGGGACACAGGTAATTTTTTAAATCTTCCCTACCATAACCAAACAAAAGGACTACGATATGCGTTTGACGATAATGGCGCCGCTGTGTCACTTGAGGAATTTTATAAGCTCTATGATATATACGCGCAAACCAAAGAAGAAGTTGAAAAAATTGAAATCAAAGAAACGAAGATAGAAGAAGCATTTAAAGATGGGCCACCATGTTTAAATAGATTAGCTCGCGACGGCTTCGGCGAAGGATCTAGGAACAACGCTTTATTTAATATTGCCATATTTTTTAAGCAATCCGATCCAGATGTTTGGCAAGATAAAGTCGTTGCGGCTAATTTAAGATATATGACTCCTCCTTTACCTAACGGAGAGGTTCAACAATTAATAAAATCTTTAGGTAAAAAGGGTTATGATAAATATAGATGTAAGCTCCCTCCTATAAGCGATATTTGTAATGCAAAATTATGTAGAACTAAAAAATTTGGTGTAGGATCTGAGGAAGAGGCTATGCCTATATTAGGTAGTTTAACAAAGTATAATTCTAATCCACCTCAATATTTCTTAAGTGTGGGAGAAGGTGAAACTCAAAAAAGAATTGAATTAAAAGCAGAACATTTGGCAAATTCTATTTTATTTTCTGTAGCTATATTAGAAAAAGCTGATTTAGTTATACCTAAATTAAAAGATAAAGATTGGAGAGAGTATTATTTAAAACCTTTAATGGATAATTTACAAATAGTAGAACCATTGGAATCTTTAAATCCAATTAATCAAATAACAGCTTTATTACAAGATTGGACAACTAATAGACAGAATGCAAGAACTATGGATGATGTATTTAATAAACTTCCGTATACAGATGATAAAAGAGAATTTACATATTTTAGAATGGATGATTTTTTTAATTTTTGTAAAAAGAACCATTGGGAAATGGATAAGGCAAAAACAGGTAATTTAATCAAACAATTAAAAGAAATATTTATATCTGAAGTTAGAATGAAGATTAAAGGTCAAGAACCTAGATTAGTTAAAATTAATGCTATGAAAAAAGTAGATGCAACAGTTTCACAAACTAAATATCAAGATCAACATTTCTAATGAAAATAGGTGTTAATTGGTTTTTGAAATATAGACAAGCTTTAGAAAAAATAGAAAAACTAGAGTTTGAAATAAACGTAATGAGGAGAAAATATGAAAACTATAATTCTAGGTCCGCCTGGGACAGGAAAAACAACAACGTTGTTAAACTTGGTAGACGAGTTCATAAAACAAGGAATTAGACCAAAAGAGATTGGTTATTTTTCTTTTACAAAAAAAGCTGCATTAGAAGCAGCAACAAGAGCTTCTGTTAAATTTGGATTGAGCGCGGATCATGATTTAATTTATTTTAGAACTTTACATTCACTTGCATTTAGAATGTTGGGTGTAACTAAAGATAAGATGATGAGTAAAGAAGATTATAGAGAATTTGGATTAAGATGTAATATACCAATTAAAACAGCATCTTATTCAGATGAAGATGGTATATTTAATTCTGATAATGAATATTTAACTATAATAAATACCGCCAGAGTTAAAAGAATGGAATTAATGGATTGTTATGATTTAAGAAGAAATCTATTAGATATAGAAAGAGATACTTTATTTCTATTAGATCAAGAACTTAAAAAGTATAAAGCAGAAAAAGGACTAAAAGATTTTACAGATTTATTAGAAGAATTTATTGAAAGAGATATATCTCCTAAACTTAAAGTATTATTTATAGATGAAGCACAAGATTTGTCTCATTTACAATGGGAAATGGTTAGATCTATATGGAATAAAGCAGAAAAAACATATATTGCAGGAGATGATGATCAAGCTATATTTAGATGGGCTGGGGCTGATATAGATCACTTTATAGCCTTAAAGAATGAGGTAGACGAGATCCAGACGCTAAAACAATCTTATCGTATTCCTGGGGGTCCTATACACGAATTATCACAAAAAATTATATCTAAAGTTACTAATAGATATGAAAAAACTTATAACCCACGCCAAGAAACAGGGTTATTAAAGTATTACACTGATATTACTCAAGTTGATATGTCGCAAGGAGAATGGCTAGTATTGGCTTCAGCTAATCATTTTTTGAATGATGTTAAAGAGTTATGCGAATTACAAGGTTGGTATTATCAATATAAAGGAATTAATTCATTATCTTTAGAATTATTGTTAGCTTTAAGTAATTGGGAAGATTTTAGAAATGGTAAAGAATTAAATTATCTACAAATTAAAAATATATATAGATATTTAGGAGCAAATGTAACTCCAGGATATAGAGATGCTAAAACATTAAAGGCAGAAGAAAAATATACAATAAAAGATTGTATGAAAAATCATGGTTTACTTACTGATAAAGTATGGTATGAATCATTCGAAGGTGTTGATACGATTACAGAGAATTATATTCGTAACATGAGAGCTAATGGTGAGAAGATAAATAAAACTCCAAGAATTCTTATGTCTACAATTCACGGCGCTAAAGGTGGCGAACGTGAAAAAGTTTTAGTTCTATTAGATCTTACAGCAGCCGCAATTAAACAAGGAGATGAGGATCCAGATGATTTACACAGGTTATTCTACACAGCTTTTACAAGAGCTAAACAAGAATTACATATTGTAGATCCTAGGGATTTTAATAAAGCATACACTATATGACAAACAAAATATTTTATAAACAAGTTGGTGGCAAACATTATAAAACTATGAAGATACAACCATCAGTTTTTATTAACGAAAATAATTTACCTTTTGCAGAAGGTAATGCAATTAAATATATCTGTAGACATAGATTAAAAGGTAAAAAAGAAGATATATTAAAAGCAATTCATTATTTAGAAATGATAGTAGAAAGAGATTACAAATGACAAGAACATTTCAACAAATATTATTTACACCACAAACAGAATGGGTGGTGCCCGAAGAATTAAAAGATCTTCGCGGTCATAAAGAAATTGCAATTGATTTAGAGACCTGCGATCCAGGTCTAACGGAACGCGGATCGGGGAACGTGACTGGCCGTGGTTTTATTGTAGGTATTTCTGTAGCTGTAGAAGGCTGGGCAGGTTATTACCCAATAGCTCATGAAGGTGGCGGTAATATGGATAAAAAATTAGTTTTAAATTGGTTACAAGATTTATTTAAACAAGATGCTACATTTATATTTCACAATGCAATGTATGACATTTGTTGGTTAAAATCTTCTGGAATAACTCCTCCAGCTAAAATTAGAGACACTATGATAGCTGCTTCATTAGTAGATGAAAATAGATGGAGTTTTACATTAGATGCTTTAGCTAAACAGTATGCTGGAATAGGTAAAGATGAAGCTGTATTAAAATCAGCTGCAAGAGAATATGGAATAGATGCTAAAAAAGATATGTGGAAACTTCCATCTATGTTTGTAGGTCAATATGCTGAAAGAGATGCAGAATCAACTTTAAAACTTTGGCATAGAATGAGTATAGAATTATCTGATCAAGATCTTTGGACAATATTTAATACAGAAACAAAATTATTTTCTTGTCTTGTTGATATGAGATTTAAAGGTGTAAGAGTAGATGTTGAAAAAGCAGATATAATTAAAAAACAATTAATAGATAAAGAAAATAAAATAATTAGTAAAATCAAAGACTTAACAGGAGTTTCTGTAGAATTATGGGCTGCAGCTTCTATTGCAAAAGTATTTGATGTTTTAAAATTACCTTACGATAGAACAGAAAAAACTGGAGCGCCTAGTTTTACTAAAAATTTTTTATCAAATCATCCTAATGAAATTGCTCAAGGAATTTCTTACGCAAGAGAAATAAATAAAGCTCATACAACTTTTATAGATACGATTGTAAAACATTCTCATAATGGAAGAATACATGCAGATATAAATCAAATTAGATCTGATGATGGCGGAACTGTTACAGGAAGATTTTCAATGTCTAATCCTAATTTACAACAGATACCGGTAAGACATAAAGAACTTGGTCCATTAATTAGATCTTTATTTATCCCTGAAGAAAATCATAAATGGGGAGTATTTGACTATTCACAACAAGAACCAAGAATATTAGTTCATTATGCTAAATTACAAAAGCTAGATGGTATAGATGAAATTGCTAATGCATATATTAGTGGTGAAGCTGATTTTCATAGTGCTGTTGCTAAAATGGCAGGAATAGAAAGATCTCAAGCTAAAACAATTAATCTTGGATTAATGTATGGTATGGGTAAAAATAAATTAATGGCTGAACTTGGTTTAATGAAAGAAGCAGCAGAAAAATTAATTGCTCAATATCATAAGAAAGCTCCTTTTATAAAACAATTAATGCAAGCAGTATCAAGAAGAGCAGATGAATCTGGAAAAATTAGAACTTTAGGTGGAAGACTTTGTCATTTTGATCTTTGGGAACCAGTTACATGGGGCGAAGGTTTACCTAAACCACATAAAGAAGCTATTGCAGAATATGGTCATGGAATTAAAAGAGCAGGAACATACAAAGCATTAAACAGATTAATACAAGGATCAGCTGCTGATATGACTAAATTATCTATAATTGCTTTAAGTGAAGCAGGTATTGTACCTCATATACAAATACATGATGAATTAGATATATCAGTTGAATCAGATGAACATGCAAAACAAATAGTAGAAATTATGGAATCTTCAATTAAATTAGAAATACCTAATAAAGTAGATTATGAATTTGGGGATAACTGGGGTGCTATTAAATAGTATTCAATGTCTTATTTAAATGCTAATATACCACCCATATACTGTAACATAAGGAGAGAATATTTATATGACTTACGAAAACATAAAGGCGAAACTGAAAACTGCGTGG